TATTTTTAGAAGTTGTTCAGAAAATCCAGAAATAATTGCTGTATTTTTAACTTTAGAATTAACCGGGAATGATTTACTATTATCAGCATTTAAATTCCAATAAATTATTTTGGGAACATCATAATTATTTTTTTTAAATTTATTACTAAATGTATTATATAATAATTCTAATTCATTTTTATCACTATCATAATCTTCTCTAACTGCTTCGTCAAATTGCATATCAGATAATACAACAAGTTTTTTAGGTATCTCGTTATTTTCTAGTTTATTATTTTTACCATAATCAATTATTAAATCTGCAATTTTTTCAAAATTTGTATTATATCCCCAATGAGCACTTCTAATCGAATCTACTTGTTCTTTTAGTGTAGTACCAGTAACTTTATGAAAACTTGGTGTAGAATGAAATGTAATAACAGTATTTTTAAATAGACCTGTAGAACAATTACAAATTAGTAATCCTAGAGCAATAGCTACTTGCGCTGGAATACTACCATTTGATGCACTAAACATTGAACCTGATACATCAACAACTGCAATTAAGTCATTAAATAATTCACCTTTTTTCATATCATCCAAAATAGTTTTCCATTGATTTTCAATAGTTAAATCAAGTTCTCTATTTTCATCTTCTAAATAATAATTTACAAGTTCATGAGGTAAAATACCAGTTACATTAATTTTTTGTATACCTTTTGAAACATTAGTTAAATAGTGCATATATCTTTCTTGATCATTTTTGATAAAGGCATTTTTATATTTTTTACTAGCAATACTTGGAACATTTTCATAATTTATATTTTTCCAATCTGTTTTACACATTTTTGTTTCAACTATATCAATTTTATTTCTAAGAGGTGTTAAATAATTTTTTCTAAAATATTCATTCTTATTTTTAATATCTGCCTTATCTGTTAAATCTAAAATATTATACATAATTTTATTATAGATATTATATTTTTTTTGATATTTACTTTTTTCACTAGGACACCATTTTGCACAAAGTGATACCGATTCATTATTATCATAATTTATTTTGTCTTCAATTAATTTTTCTGCAAATAATTTACTTTCAAATATATCATTATAAGTTCTATTTTTAAAAATTTTACTCATAAAATATAATACATCTTTCCAAGAACCATATTTGTTAATATAATTTTTAATATTACATTCATAAGTTTTTTCATATTGATTTAATTTTAACCAAAAATATGCATCATTACTTATTTTTTTTTCTTTTTTTCCATCAATTCTATCTCTTGCATTAAAAATAATAGCGATTGTTTTATATGGATCTTTTTGCATACATTTATATAATAAATTATCCAATTCTTGATATTCATAATCTCTAATAATATTTGTAAATAAATCTAAAAATATATTATTTGTAGTTTCTAAAGCAATTGCATTATTGTCAGTTTTTGAATAAATAAAATAATTATCAAAACCATTAATGGTTATATAGTCAATACTATTTTTGTTTCCAAAAAAATACGATAATAAGAATGAGAACATTGAATTATATTATTCAATAATGTTAATAATAATATCATTTTTTTTTTATATCATTTTCTCTCAATAATAGTGGTATTTCATGAATTAGTTTAATTTTTTTAGTATTATTTTCATATATTATTGATAATAAATTAATTAATTGTGTTACATTATATTTTTTAGAAACATCAATATTAGTATTAAATTTTGTAATAACTATTTCAGTATTATTTTTCATATTAATAATAATATTAATAATAAAAAATCATTTTTTAAATAATAATATTATATAAAAAAATGATTTATTTATTTAAATTATTAAATAAAATTAGATAACAATGTTTAAAAACTATATATTTGATCCTAAAAATCCTACAAATAGATATACTTTTGAAATTTATGACATTGATTTGGCGATAGTTAATTCTATTAGAAGAATTATTTTATCAGAAATTGAAATTCCTGGAATGATCGGTGAAAATGAACCAACAATTGAAATTATTTCAAGTAATGGTCCATTACATAATGAATTTTTAATACATCGTATTGGTTTAATACCGATTTGTTTAAAAGAAGGTGAAGTAGATAATTATGTAGATAATTCAATTACTTTAGAATTAAATGTAAATAATACAACTAATATATTTAAAAATGTTACAACAGAAGATATAATTGTTAAACGAAATGATAAAGAAATTGATAAAAAAGAATTAAGAGAAATATTTTATCCAAATATGATATCAAATGATCATATTTTAATTACAAGATTAAGAGAAAATGAATATTTACACTTCAAAGCGAGTGTTGTTAAAAGAAATAGCAAATATAATGCATCATTTAACCCAGTTTCTTTATCTACATTTTCATATATTGTAGATAAGAGCAAGATTACAAAAGAAATGTCAATTCTAGATAAAGAAAGACAATACTATGTAAATAAGTATGGAGATCCGTGTGCATTTCAATTTGAAATAGAACCAATTAATAAATATATTACGCCAAAATATTTAATAAATAAAGCTATTGAAATTTTAATCAATAAAATAAATAATTTAATAACAAATATTAAATCAACCGAAGAAGTTAAATTATTAAAAGTATTAGAAAATACATATAAATTCATTATAGATAATGAAGACGATACATTAGGTAATGTAATTCAGTCATTTATTCATGATAAATATGTAAGAAATAATGATACAATAATGGAAAATATTAGTTGTAAATATTGTGGATATATTTGTCCACATCCTTTAAAAAATTTACTTGAAATTCAAATTACATTAGAAAATCAAACTGATGAAAGTATTTATAGAGATTTTTTACAAACAAATTGTTTATTAATCATAGATAAATTACAAGATATTAAAACTGAATGGAATATTTTTGTAGAGAAAAAGTAAATCTAGTTAAACAATATTTAATCTTATTTTTTTTCATTTATTTAATTAAGATATGGAAGAAATCGAACAAATAGATAAAGAAGAAGTAATATATCTAGATGAAGAATTACCAGATATTGAATATTATGAATTATTAACATTTGAGGAATTAATTGAAATTAATCCAGATTTTATATCATTAACATCTAAAGAAATATATAGTGAATTATATGAAATTTTTAAAAATGCAAATAAATCAAATAAATTTTTAGATCTGTTTTATAACCTTACAGATAAAAAAGAAATAGATACAACAAACTATGTATTAATATCACAAGCAATAAAAAAAACTTATTATGAAGATGAAGAATTAGGTCATGTTGGATTATTAGAATTTATAAATAGTTTTAAAAGAATAAATAGAATTACCGATATTAAATTAGCGGAAGAAGAAAAAAATAAACTATTTTTTGCAATAGAATATTTAGAACAATCTAAAAATGTACGATTTAAACCATATTATAAAACAAAAATAAGAATTAATAATGATACAGCGGATTATATTTTAAATCCTTATAATAATACAAATATACCAATTAATGATATATATTATGAAACACCAAAATCAATGCATACCGATAATTTGAGTGATAAAATATTAGGACATTTAAATAATAGAAAAATATTTAAAAAGGTAGAAACTACAACAGATATTTTAACAGATTTTAAAAAATGTAAACCAACTATTGAAGAAATATTAGATGATTTAGATATAGAAACTATAAATAATAATGAAATAATAGATTACGAATCGCTAACAAATATTTTAAATAAATATGATTATAAATATGATAATATAGATATAAAAGACGCTGAGTTAGTAAAAAAATTTTTAGATAAGGTAACTAATATAAAAAAAGACGATTATAAATTTAAAACTGTAAGAATAAAAAGTATTGATTTTGTGAATAATAAAACAAATTTTTATAATAAATTAATAAATATATTTAAGTTGCTAAAATTTAATGATGATATGAATAATGAACATTTTTCAATTATTTCTAAATTGGAAGATTATAAAGTAAGTTTAGATGAACCAGAATTATTATATAATAATATTTATGATATTATAAATGCTATTCATAATAAAGATGTAGATATTGATATTATTATAGAAAATTTAAGAAATATAGTAGAATCACAAAGAATTACAAATGCAATAGAGAATATAAAAAATTATAGCAATAATGATTTGGATAAAATAGAAGAACTATTTAATATTGAAAAAAATAAATTCGACAAAATCAATATTGATAACCCAATGTACTATGGTAATGTATTGAAATTTATTAATATTTCAAAAGAATTAACTGAAATCAAAGTAGGTAATAATATTAAAGATTATAATTATGTTAAAAATGTAAATGAAGATTATTATGATCATGATAATAAAGATGATATTGATAATATAAAAGATTTAGAATTAAATTTTTATGAATATAATCAAAATATTTTTGATAAATATATAGAAATAGATAAATACATATATGCATTAGGTTTTAAAGAATGTATTAAATTCGTATTACCTTTATTAAGTAAAGTTGAAGAAAGTTCAAAATTAACATTAAATTATGAAAGTATTATAAATAAATTATATAGTGAATTTAGTTATTTGCCAACAAAATATCACGAAATAAAGAAAAAAATAAATGAAGTCGATGATACAATATCTGATAAAATAATTGAAGATATAAGTAAAATAAATTATACAAAAATAATAAAAAATACAGAAGTAATAAAACAAATAATATCAAGTGATTTTATATTAACTGATAAAATATTAGATATAATTCTAAATATTAATTTAGATTATTTAAATACAGTTATAAATGTATTTATGAATTCTATCGCAATATGGATTTTAGAAATACAAAGTGATATAATTAACAATATTCATATACATAATTATAATTATAATTATATTCATTTATGGGATGATTTTGGATTTCCTATAAATAAAAGCAAAAAAGTTGGGGTAACAATATATTTATGCGATATTATAAATAGTGTTTTTGAAGATAATGAAGAATATGAAATATATAATATTGATTTAAAAATAATTAAAATAATATCAGATTTAATTGATAATAAATATAATGATATCTTAATAAATTTAATTAAAGAAAGTGAAAATGCAAAATTAAATACAATTAATAAAAATAAAGGTAAAAAATATCAATTAGAACTAGTTGATAATTTAAATAAATTTAAAACAACAAAAACATATGAAATGAAAAACAAAATGTTGGAAAACTATGTAAAAGCTCTTATCTATATGCCAGGTATAAATTATAATAGAATACATAAATATTTATTAGGTTGTTGTTTACAACAATTAAATAAAGATTTTATTAGTTATAATGATTTAAAAGATAAAAGAAAGGATTTAATTGCTGCAAAAACATATTTTTCAAAAAATAAGCAAACAATAAAAAAAAATTATTATTATTTACCGGTAAAAAAAATGGAATCGATTGATGAACAAATAGATGATATTGAATTGGATTTATATAATTTAAAACATAATATATATGAAAAAATTGAACAAAATAATTACGATGGTTGGTTAAAAAAACAAAAAAATGGAAATTTGTTTATAACTGAAAAATATGAAAACATAATATCAAATGGAAGTGGTGAATATATTAAAATGATTAAAATTAATTTAAAAAATTATTTAGAAACAATTGGAAATAATAAATCAAATTTAACAAAATACTTAACTGAACATATAACAAAAATTAATTTTAAACAAATTAATAATATTGTTATTAGAATATTATCAAAAAGTTATTATGAAGACGAAGAAAAAGATAGTATTTTATATAAATCTATTGAATATTGCAATTATATGATTAGTAAATATAAAGAATTAGATGAAATTTATGATATTGATAATATAACTGATATAATTCGTGCAAAATGTTATATATCTGTTAAAATATTATCATTACCATTTAATACTGAACAAGTATTAGGTGATAAACTTCAATTAATTTTTAATGAAGATATAGATAATTCTCTTAAATATAAAAAAATAGCAAAACAAATACATGATAAAATAAGTAAATCTTTACAACAATCTATGATGCCTACTTTTGAAGAAAATCAAGATTTTATTAATAAAATGAGAGAAGAGTTTAAAAATAAAAGGTTAGAATTATATGATAAATTAAACGAAGAACAAAGAAAAGTTTTCAATGAATTATCAAAAATAGGTATTAAAATTGAAAGTGCAATAGACGATGTTAATATTGATTTAAATGAAGAACAAAATGAATATGATGGTGAAAATGATTATGTCATGAATGGTAATAATGATGATCAAAATATTGACGATTTAGATAATGACGAATATGGGCATATTTATGATGATTAAAAATAAATATCTAAATAATTTTTGATAATACTTTTTTATTAATATAATTATTTATTTTTTCTATATCAATTTCAATATTTTTAGGAAATGCAAGGAAATTACGACAATCTGTTCTACATCCGGATATTTCATCAATTAAATAAATATCATATTCATATTTATTTAAATATTGTGATAACTCAATATAATTATCAATTTCAGTATGTTGTTCAAATGTAATAATTGGTTTAAACTTCTCAATTATTTTTTCAGAACCTTTAATTACATTAAATTCTAATCCTTCTACATCCAAGTGTATATAGGATATATTATCAATTTCATTTTCTTGATATAAATAATCTAAACTATTTGATTCTATTTTTGTTCTTCCCCCATTTTTAAAACTACAATGATCAATATTATCATTTGTACCAAGTATTTCGTTTTTATTATTAAGAGCTTTTTGTATAGTTTTGAGATTTTGAATATTATTTACTTTTATCATTTCTTTTATAAAATTAATATTATTAGGCGAAGGATCAATTGCATATATAATATATGATGGACAATTCATTGCCCATGGAATACTATTATCTCCAATCCACGCACCAGAATCAATAATGTTTCCATGAATAAATTTGTTATTTATAAGATATGTTGTAATTTTTCTAAATATAGATTCGTTATTGGGACGAGTTATGAAAGTACTTGTTGCAGGGTGATCAATTAATTTAATATTAATATTATTATCATTTGTAAAAATACAAGTTTTATAGGTAGTCATTATAAATAATATCTTTATTTTTTTTATATATCTTTATCTTTAATTAAAAAAAAGGCTGTAACCTTTTTTTTATTTTTTGTTTTAGTGTTATGTTTGGATTCTACACCTTCCACAGAACAAACTTCCACACGAGTTAGAAGAAATTAATCCTTCTTGTTCTCTTGAGCAGCCTTTTCTTTTTTTTCGCGAATCATTTTACCAATTTCACAAAGAATATATGCTATACCTTTTGGCGAAAGAGCACTGATCTCGTCGATGATCTTCTTACTAGCTGCCGAATTGTTGTTCTGGACAGTTGTCATTGACCGAGTAATCGCCATTGCTGTATGATGCTGGTAATAAACATAAAAAGGTGTCATTTTTTTTTAATATCGAGGTTTTTCAATACAAATTAAGTAATAAGAAATTAAAAAAATAGTAAATAGTTAAAAATATCAAATTATAAAGACACTAAAAAAAGTACATATTCGTTAAATTTTTAAAATTTTTAAAATATTATTAATTTTTTAAAATTTTAACAAACATGTACTTTTTAATATCCTATTAAAAAAGATATGGAAAATAATATTTTAAGTAATAACATAAAATATGTTATAATTCCAATAAAAAAAAAATGTTTCTATTAAATTTGTATTTCAATGCGGTTTCTATAATGAATATAGCGGAATAAATAATTTAACCCATTTATTAGAACATTTATTAGCATATTATTTTAATAAAAAACAATGTACTGTTAAAAAAGTTAAAAAATTATTAAGTAAAAAAATATACACGACAAATGCAAATACACAGGATGAAATAATGTGTATATTCATAAAATGTTATCAAAAAGATATAGATTTTTTTTATAAAGTTATTAAGTAGAACTATTTTTAATTTATGTATAACAAAAAAAAATTAAGATTTATCAAAAAAACATGTTATACAAGAATTAAAACAATACGAAGATTATCATATTGTAAATGCTATTAATAAATATATATATCAAAGAAATAATGTTGATATAAACAATGGAATAAATGATGTTGAAAAATGTACTTTCAAAAAATATTATATTGGGTATAAATTGTAATAAAAAATATATAAAAAAAATAAAAAATTAATTATAAAACATTTTAGTAAAGAAATAAAAATAGAAAAAAATATATATCCTATAAATTTTAATACTAAAATATTAAAAAATAATAAAATTTATAAAATTCATAAAGATATAAAATCAACCGAAATTAATATAATAATACCATTTGATATTCAAAAATATACAAAAAAATATTGGGAATTAATAATAATATTAAATTATCTATTTGATTTTGATATAGGACCTTTTTATGAAAAATTAAGAAATAATAAAAAAATAATATATTCAATTACTTATTATTTAAACAATTGTAATAACGATAGTAAAAAAACACTATTACATATTCAAAGTTATTGTCAAGAAAATAAATTAAATATATTTTTTAAAATATTCGATAAAATTTTAAAAACATTTAATATTGATAATAATTTATTTAAACGAACAAAAAATAAATTATTATTTCAAAAAAAAATAAATTATATGAATAATATTGATGATTGTTTAGACTATAATTTGTATAATTATTTATACAATAGAAAAATATCACATAAAAATAATATGAATAATTTAGACAATGCTAAAAAAAATTTAAATTTAATCAAAGAACTTAAAAATACAAAATATTATGTAATTCTATTAAATAAAAAATTTAAAAAGATTTAAAGACTAGTATAATACTATATATTAATGAATTATTATTTAATAACATTTGTATTTACTCAATTACTAATTGAAATTAATTGTTTTGTGCCAAACATTAATTCGTGTTTTGTACCAAAAAAATCATATTTTGATAACAAAATAGTGTTAACAAATTCATTAACATTATTAAGAGCATCTATTTATAATAAAAATAAATGGGAACCTCCAGAAGGATATATTCCTCATAAAAATAAAAAAGTAAAATGGGAACCACCTGAAGGATATGTACCTAATAGATTTAAAAACAATATTATAAGTGATATAATTGATAAAGAAATTGAAATTTGTAATGATAAAGAAGATTTATATTGTAAAGAACATGAAGATGAACATGAAAATATTGAAATCGAAATTGATAAAATTCTAATAAAAATTGAAAAAATTAAAAATAATGTTAAAAACATTAAAAAATATAATAGCAAAAATGAATATTAAAAAAAATATTATTGAATATAAAAAAATGATTATTTATATTTAATAATATAATTAGAGTGCTTACAGCAATCTCTAATTATATTTTGATATGAAAATATCATAAAACAACACAGCACTCTGTATTTTTTTTTTAAATTTTTTTTATATTTTCATATAAACTAAAATTACATTTTTTTTCATTTTCATATCCTGGTTTTATTCCTGGTGTATTATGACTTTTTATATTTAATTTATTACGAATATATTCTTCGCATTCTTTTGAATTAACATTATATATTACTTCGTTTTCTATATTTGGATTATTTATAAATTTTATTTTTGTACCATCATTAAACATATTAGCATAATGACTACATACTAAAGAACCAAAACATGTACACCATGGTGTTAAATCTTCATCGGTTGCGTGTCTTCCATATTTATGATAAAATGCTTTTTTTGCAGCAGAACCAATAGGATTCCCGCTATTATCAGCATATTTTCTTGCTTCTGGACCTAATAAACAACAAGTTTGATGTGTTGAATCATTGAAACAATGACTTACATTATTATAAGTAGTTGGTAAACCACATTCATTTAAAAGTTTATTATTCATTACAATAATAAATATATAAAAAAATCATAATTTGCTAATATATAGGTGTAAAATATATAACATATAAATTACAATACAATTAAAATTAATCATAAAAATTACACTAATTTTTTTATATCTAATCAATTTATTTTTATTATTTTTGCACATAAATGGTATATATAATTCATTAACTAAATTTGTTTTATAAGAATAACTATCTTTAATTAATTGTGATATTTCACTAGTATGTACAATTAATCCAGTTATATCATAATTATTATTTTTTTTTTGATTGATAACATAACAATCTAATAATGTTCTAAAAAATCCTGATAAATGTTTTTGAGAAATTATAGAGTTATATGCTTTACATTGAACTAATATTATATCATTATTATGTAATTTGCATATAATATCAATACCTGTATCTAATAATACATTATAATTGCGCAAATTTTTATTTGTTTTATATTTTTCTTTAATATGAATTAAATCACTATTCATAATAATACCACTATCAATTAATAAATAATCAGGAACATTTTTCCACAAATATATTTCTTTAATATCATAATATTCTTGTAATTTATTCAAAACATATTTTTCATATTGAAATCCTCTAATACAATTATAATCTAATTGTTTAATATGTTGAGTATAATCATAATTTAGCATATTTCTTATCATATATAGTAATAATAAATAGTTTTAAATATTTTATAAATAATAACTAATAATTATTTATTTTTATTAATTTATTACAAAAATTTCTAGGATATAAATGTTTTTTCATGTATTAAATAAATAATTAATTCATTTTGTTTTCTTTTAAGTACTGTATTTAAATTTTTTGAATAATTATTTTCGTCTATTATTCTATTTAATAGTGAAAATAAACATATTTTTACTAATTTTATTGTATAATGTAATTTATGTAATTCAATATAAGATCGTGATTTTATTTCATAATATGTAAAATACTTTGATATATTACATATATATGATACATAGTCATGTAAAACTTCTTTAGGTAATTTTTGTTCTTTATAATAGTATGTTATTTCTTCTATTTTTTTTAAAATTGTTCCAAATTTTAATTCTATTGCTAATAACATTAGTTCATATATATCATATAATATTATAGTATAATTATTTGAATTTTGAGATTTAAATGATAATTTACATTTATCTTCTAATAAAAGATTTCTTATAAATTTTTGTCTTTTTAAATATAACTTGTTTCTAACTATTATACGATCTATAAAAATATTTATATAATTATTATTAATAAATGTACTATATATTGATAATTCTTTTTTATATTTTAAATAAAAATTTCTATATAGTTTTGATACTTTAATAATATTACTTATTACAAATAAGTTAAATTCAATATAACTTGTTATATAATAT